GCAATCCAAAGCGAAGCCACAACCAGGGCCACAGCAGATGCAGCCGAGGCCATGGCACGCACTACGCTGGCGACGCGGGTGGGTACAGCCGAGAGCGCAATCCAAAGCGAAGCCACAACCAGGGCGACAGCAGACACTGCCGAAGCAGCGGCCCGCACCACGCTTGCAGCAAGGGTGAGCGGCACTGAGTCGGCAATCCAGACCGAGGCCACAACCAGGGCGACAGCAGACACTGCCAACGCAAATTTGATCAATCAGGTTCAGGTCCGACTGGACAACGGAGACTATGCAGTCGTGAGGCAGCAATCTTCGGCTACGGCAACAAAAATGGGCGTTGTGGAGGCCAAGTACCTGCTCCAGGTTGACGCCAATGGGCATGTGGCGGCTATTCAACTTTCTTCCGGGGGTGATGGCGGCGCTCTCGTTTTTCTTGCTGACAAGTTCTTGTTTGTTCGACCGGATGGGTCTGGGACGCCGGTGCCAATGATGGTGCTTGGTCAGGTGAACGGGCAGACGGCGCTGGGCGTGAATGGGAATTTGATTATTGACGGGTCAATTGTTGCAAGGTCGCTAAACGTGACGAATTTGACAGCAATATCGGCAAACATTGGGATAGCCACAGCCGGGCGCATACAAAATTCCGACAACACCAATTATGTAAATCTGGATGCCACTGGAACTCAGGTTTTTATAAAGGCCGGAGATAAGGTGTCGATAGATGCTGCTGGAAGTATGACACTTGCCGGTCCTGTTATCAATGGAAGAAACTTAGTTATCGCAAGTGGTGATCATGCATTATCTGGTTCTGTGGTAGTTGAGGGCTACTACATGATTAACACCGGTATCCCAATTGATTCATGGTCTGGTGAAAATGTTCCATACGCTGCAATGGCCGGGACGTACGGCTCATGGGCATCAAATGACAGCAACTTTACGGCAGATAGATGGGGTTTTACTTGCAAGGTTGTGCCTTGGACAGTTTGGAGCGGTCAGTCATATTTGTGGATAGCAGCAAGGCTCTCGTCGACCGGCATGGTTCCAAGCACGGGCGCAGGAATCCGCTGGAAACTCTACAAGGTCTCATAATGAAACGCGCACTACTCGACCAAGATGGCTACTTTATGGCACTGCATTCCATGGATGCACCAGAGCCGACAGAGTTTGTTTGGCGTGAGGTTGATGATGCTATTGGAAATGGGTTATCCACACATCACCTGTTTATTGATGGGTTATGGGTGTACGCAGGTGATAGGCGCACACCTGCACAAATCATTGCTGATCAGTGGTCATCCATCCGCACAGATCGCAATGCACTGCTATCAGCATCCGACTGGACCCAGGCGCCAGATTCTCCAGTCGATAAGTCTGCATGGGCTATTTACCGCCAATCCCTGCGCGACATCACAAATAAATCTGACCCTTTCTCAATATCTTGGCCCACGAAGCCGTAAGGAATCTATCCAATGACCACCGCAACAATTGACGATCTAGTTGCCCGAGTTGACGCGCTAAACACAAATACCACTGTGCTCCTAAACGCTGTGGCGAATAGCACAGCAGCGACAAATTCCACCTCTGCTGCAGCAAGCGCAGCATCGGCTGCAGCAAGCGCAGCAGAAGCGGCGGCCTCGGCAACTGCATCAGCAAATAGCGGCGCAGCATCGATAAAAATCCTGATGTCGATTAGCTCTGCTGGCTCTATGCCCACTGCAAAATCAAACGCAGCGTCGGCACCCTTGGCAGATGGCAGGGTGCTTGTTGCTGGAGGAAGTTCAGCGGGTGGAATTGACTCCGGTTGTCATACTTACAATCCAAAAAATAATTCATGGACTGCCGCAGCGAGCCTGCCGACAGCACAGTACGGAGCAGCAGCATCGACTTTACTGGATGGCAGGGTGCTTTTGTGTGGCGGTTATGAGCTAGCCGGACGCACGTCATCTGTCATTATTTATAATCCAACAACCAATCTATGGACTGCCGCAGCGAGCCTGCCGACAGCACAGTACGGAGCAGCAGCAGCGCCTTTAGCAGATGGCCGTGTACTTTTGTGTGGTGGGAATGGGGCATCTGGAGCAATGTCAGATGTCATTATTTACAATCCAACAAATAATTCATGGACTGCCGCAGCGAGTCTGCCGACAGCACGGTACGGTGCATCTGCAACACCTTTAGGAGATGGAAGGGTACTTTTGTGTGGCGGTCTTACAGCCGCTGACAATATTTCAGAAAGTTATATCTATAATTTATCTGATAATTCTTGGGACTCAACTGTCAATCTTCCAATTGGGATGGGATATTCTGCAGCATCACCACTACCAGGGGGGAAAGTTTTTAGATGTGGTGGATACAGATATTCTGTATTTTCTTCCGATTGCTATACGTTCAACCCAACAATAAAAAAATGAAATACTCACTTGAAAGCGGCGTCCTTTCAATGACGCTATCAAACGGCTGCAATATGATTCAAGCGCAGCACCCGGAGACCGGCGATCCAATTACTGCCGTAAATCTAGATTCCGCAGTGCAGGCAATAGTCCCTCCCGATGACTGGTCCACGTACCAAAAGCTGCGCGGCGTAACTTTTGAGGGGGTTATGTGCAGTGGCACAAAGGACGATCAAGCGGGTGTCACTGCTGTGCTGCTTGCTTATCAGCTTGCGGGCCAGTCTTTTGAGCCGACCTCATTTGCGTTTGAAAATGGCAATAGCTTGACGCTGACAAAAGAAAACATGAGCGTTTTTGCGGCGATCTGGATGCCATTCCGTCAAAGTTTCTTTAAGCCCTAGTGTCAACGGGGAGACATATTCAATGCCCGAACCAACATCGACTGCAGCAGCCGGCGCAACCTACACAGCTGCAGGACTCACTTTGCCAGCGCTCACTGCGTTCGGCATTCCCCTGGGCCTGCGCGCTGACGTGCTGATTGCCGGCTTCTTCGGCTCACTGGTGGCGATCATCCTGCTCAACAGCGTGCCGGCCGAGGGCGACACCTGGAAGCATCTGGTGCGTACGACCGCCAAACGCATTGGCGTGGCCGTGGCCAGCAGCGTAACTGCAGGCTACTTGACGCCGATCATGCTGCTTCTTGCAAACCTGCCGGACCCCATGTTTCTGGGCGCAGCCTTTGGTGTGGGCGGTGGCGCACAGCACTGCCTTCGGATTCTCATTGCACGGTTTGGCTCGGTACCGACCGTGCCACCCAATAGCTTGGGAGGCGGCGCGCCATGAATACCACGCTACAAATCCTCTACTGGGTGGCAGGATGGATCGTGCTGGCGGAGGCGCTCAACAAGCTGGAGAGAACCGCGCCGTGCGCGCCCCGCCTGTCCCGCCACGATCGCCTGGTTGCGGCGCTCAAGGCCGTGGCATGGGCATTACTGGCCGCCGGCGCCGGCGTGGCCGTTTTCCTGCCCATCCTGTACCGCCTGGGCGTGCCCATGAACTCATTGCGTGAGGTAACCAACCCCACGCCCTCGCTGGTGGAGACCGCCGTGCTAGTGGGCTTTGCCATTCTGATAATCCGCACCCGCGTCAAGGAGGGCTAAGGCCATGGACTTCAACCTAGCATTTGACCGCCTCCTGGGCAACGAGGGCGGCTACACCAACAACCCGGCCGATCCGGGTGGCGAGACCAACTGGGGCATCACATGGCCGGTATTGCGCCAAGCAACGGGGGAGGGCATCGTGTCGCCTGGTACGACCATTGCCACCTTGACGCGCGACCAGGCGAAGGCAATCTATTCCACGTACTTCTGGAACCCGATCGGCGATGCTCAGCCTGCCATCAAGTTCCAAGTGTTTGACTTCGCGGTCAACAGCGGGATCCAGACGGCCATACGCAAGCTGCAGGCGGCGATCGGCGTGGCCGACGATGGCCATTGGGGCCCGGTGAGCGCAGCCAAGCTGGACAGCCTGGACATCAACGACGTGCTCATGCGATTCATGGCGCAGCGCTTGCGCTATTGGGTCAAGTGCTCCGCTTGGCAAGCCATGGGCGGCGGCTGGGCCAACCGTGCCGCCAAGCAGCTCGAATACGCATCGGAGGACAACTGACATGGACCTGCTCACTACCCTCGCCCCGATCGCGGCCACGCTGCTCTCCGGCCCTCTGGCCGGCCTGGCCGTGAAGTTCCTGGCCGACAAGGTAGGCGCACCGGACGCCACTGTGGACGCCGTCACCACCGCCCTGGGCGGCCTGGCCACCACGCCCGAAGGCCGCATCCGCCTGGCCGAGCTGGACGCCCAGCTGCAGCAGCACGCCGTGGACTCCGGCGTCGACCTGGAGCGCCTGGCCGTGGCCAACGCGGCCGATGTCAACAAGACTATGCAGGCCGAGGCCCAGGCAGAGCACTGGCCCACCTACAGCTGGCGGCCGGCCATCGGCTTTGCCGTGGCCCTCAACGTCGTTGCCTCGTCGCTCCTGGTACTGATCGTGTTTGTGCCGGTGATGTTTGGCAGCGCGCCGGCAGCGGCCGCAGTGAGCAATCTGCCCATGGTGCTGGGTGCGCTGGCCGGCATCAATGGCACTGTGATGCCGGTGGTTGGCATCGCATCGTGGTTTCGGGGCAAGGCCCAGGCAGATCCGGCCATTCCTGCGGCCGTGCGGCTGTAAGGCTATTTGAACAGGGAGAGCAGGGCGAGCTGCTTTTCAACGGGCATTGCGCGAAAGATACCAAGCATGGCCTGATCCAGATTTGACACAGCGCTGATGTGAACGCTCGCCGCGGTATGCCCCAGTTGCAGCACTTTCTTTTCGGCGACATCTTCTGCCACAGAACTCTGTGCCCTCATTGGCGGGGTGAGGCTTTCACGCAAGCGTGTGTTGATCTCTTTTGTAAGCGTCCGGCCGTGCATGACCGCCGCCTGTTGCAGCGCTCCCTTCAACTCTTTTTCCATTCTCACCAAGACCGGTGAGTGCGTTTCACTCGTTGCCATTGCGAAGAATGAAATAGAAATATTGCAAAAAATCGCTCACTGCTATTGCACTCCTTTTGTTTTTTGATATAGTTATATGACTTTTACACAAATCTATATAGATTTCTTATGATCAAGCAACCAACGAAAAACATTTTAGTCAGTGTGCCTGTTCCGCTGCTAAAAAAGTTAGATATTTCCGCTCGAAAGCAGATGCGCAGCCGAACAAAAGAGGTGTGCTTGCGTCTGGAGTTGAGCCTCAAAGCGTCCAAGACGATTAGCACAGAGGTGACTTCATGAGCACCGAACTGCCAATTCAGATGTTCGATCCTCCGAAGAGGAAGCGCTCTAGTCCCCGAGGATCCCAAAGGGGGGGCATGTATGGCCACCCGGTCGTGGTACGCATGCCAGAGGAGTTGGTCAAGCGGCTCGACAGAAGTTCCGTGGCGATGTACCGCAGCCGAAGCGCGGAAATTACCGCCCGGCTTGAAGCCAGCTTCGCCAAAGAGTCGATTGATAAGCATGACGTGATCGTCGTGCATTCACCGACACCGCTCAAGTGAATCAGGGAAGGTCGCCTACCCATGATCCGCAAAAACGTACCCAAGGGCCATCCCGGGAGCCCTTTTGAGGCTTTTCGCCAGCTGGTCTACACCTTCGGCGCAATCGACCTGGCCCAGCAGATGGGCGTCAATCCCGGCACGCTTTACAACAAGGCCGACGCCGATGCAGACACGCACCACCAGCCCACGCTGCGTGACGTGATGCTGGCGACACGGCTGACCGGTGACATGCGCGTGCTGGACGCCATGAATGAATCCTTTGGCCGCGCCGCGTTTGATGTCAAGCCGCTCGCTCATGTCAGTGATGAAGCCTTGCTCGAGCTCTTCCTGACCCTTGGAAAAGAGGTAGGCGAGTTTCATTCAGCCGCCCGGGCGGCATTGATGGAACGCAACTTCAATGCGCAAAGCCTGAACAGCATCCGCGCAGAGGCCTTTGACCTAGTCAGCGCCCTGATGACGCTGGTCACCCGACTGGAGGGCCTGCTCGATGAATAACCGCACTGTTTCCCATCGCCTGCCAGAGGGTATGGAAGTGAATGCAGCCAAGGCCTTGATAGGCATTTTTGGCCCCGAGATTGCCATTGCTTTGAAAGCGAGGTGCCTTGATGCAAACCCAACCCCTAAGCCCGCAATTGACCTTGTTGCAAGACGACCCCGCCGAGCAAATGGAGCTTCTCATCTTGGACAGGGCCCGGCGGATGTATTTGCGTTCCCAGCTGCTGCGCCAAAGGCACCGCAGTTTCGAGGACCTGATGGCCGACCCGACGACGGGCCGGTGCATACGGATGGCGGCGACTGCGCTGGTGCGTAAGGCCCAACAAACACAAAGCCATTGACATGACGAAGAGCATGGATTGGCTAGGTGGGGTGGTGCTGGCCTTGGTCCTTTGCGGCCTTGGAGCGGTGCTGGACGGTGACTCAATAAATGAAAAAGGACACGACCATGGCGATAAACAAGCGGTATTTAACGGACGAAGAGCAGCGCCGCCTGCTTCAAGTTGTGAAGGCACACGGCAGTCCACTGGCTCAGCGCGACTATGCGTGGATGCGCCTGCTGATTGAAACCGGCATGCGCATCAACGAGCTGGCTACAACCACCTACTGGCAGGCAGTGCAGGGCTTGAGCAGCGGCTGGTTGGTGATCAAGAAGGAACAGCGCAAGGGCAAGCGCTGCGGGCATGAGTACATGGTGACCGAGCCGGTGCGCCAATGCCTGGAGACGCTGCTCAAGCTGCACGACGAGCTGCGCCCCATGGTGTCCGGCGCCGTGCACAGCCCCGCACCCCTGCTGTGGGGCCGCTGCGGTGTGGTCAAAGGCGTGCTGCTGCAGGAGCACATGAGCGTGCGCAGCTTCCAGGCCCGCATGAAGCACTGGGGCTACCTGGCAGGCCTGCCCGATGGCGTGTCGCCGCACTGGCTGCGCCACACCCGTGGCGTGAACATCATCCGCCGCAGCCGTGGCAACAACCCACTGAAGGTGGCGCAGCTGGCCCTCGGCCATGCGTCCATTGCCAGCACTGGCATCTATACCCAGATGAGCCGCGAAGAGTTCGCCCAGGAGATGCAGACCATTGCCTGCGGCCGCATGAGCAAGGCCAGCGCCCGGGCCATTCACGGAGGTGCAGCATGAGCCGCGCCGTTGCATCTGAATGGAACGGGCAGGGTGCTGTGCCGGGTCTGTGGGAATGCCACGCCAGGGTGACAATGGTCGACCACTCGGACCAGGGAGAAAACGCTTTAGCGCTCGTGTATTCGTGCTGGCATTCGGAATACCAGGAAACCGACCCATCGGTCGTGCTTTCCTGCGACCAAGCTCCGTTTGGTTTGTCCGCCAAGTTTTCCCCGCAGTGTGCCAGGGCGCTGGCCAAGGCCCTTCTGGAATCGGCTGACGTGGTGGAACAGCACCGCGAGTGGGTCGCTTTTGAGCGTGCGCAGAAGCGTGAAGCCCACGCGCTCGCAACCAGCCCGGTGGAGGAATGAAGCCATGCTGCTCAAAGTCACCCACATCGACGCGACCGGCCACCTTCGTAAGGCCTGGGTCACCGCCATCAGCGTGGATGATGCCCTGGACCAGGTGGACCGCGAGTGGGGTCTGGCCCGCGTCCTGTCCTGCATGCGCATCAGCCGCCGCCCCGTGCTGCGCCAGGTGCAACCCAAACGGAGGCAGGCATGCGGGTAAGGCTGTGGTTGCTGGCCTTCTTGCTCACAGGTTGGTCGTTGTGGCTTTCCCGGCGCCTGCAGGCGCTGGTGGCCTGGGTGACAAGGCGCATGGACCGGCTGGCCCAGCACTGCGAAATCGAGTGGCTGGTATGCCGGGCCGAAGCCAAGTTCAAACGCGATCGGCGGCACTGACATGGCCACAGACCTCAAGACCCAGATGCTGGAGCGCCTGATCAAGTGCGGCGCCTGGATGCTGCGCGACGAGCTCGTGCGCAGCTTGTCCACCTGTGCCCCTGCCATTGAGGACGCCCTGGCCGACCTGGTGATTGAGGGAAAGGCCGAATACAGGCCCGAGGCGGGCTACCGGCTGACCGGCAGCGTGCTAGTGCGCCGTGCGGCCCACCTGCGGCAACGCAAAGGGCTGGCCAAGGCGGTTTACGGCGAACAGGTAGGCAAGGAATACCGGGTGGGCGTGGCCGAGATGAAGCGCCTGGGCCACCGCAACGAGGTCAGCCTGGTGCTGTACGAGATGGCCATGCCCATGCCCCCGGCCGGCGACATCGAGGCGCACCAGCGCCAGGTGCAGGGGATCATTAATTTTTCTTAAGGAGATTTGACGTGGGAGATACGGTTTACAGGATCGATTCATTGCGGGACCGCGTGGTGGCCGCATTGCGCAAGAAGACGACACACACCACCAAGGGTGACTTGGCGGTGGAGCTGAAGATTCCGCTGTATGCGGTGGAGGCGGGCCTCGAGGCCGCCATAGTGGGCGGCCTGGCCATCTTTGCCGGCGGCGGATTCTGGGCCGATGGCGTAGCGCGGGCTATGGGAGAGGAGGTGCAAGGTGACTAAGTCCCGTGGCATCAACGCGCCGGCGCACTTCTGGACCGAGGCTGATCTGGCGATCATGCGGGCCTGCTACCCCAACACCGCGTCGGTCGACATTGCGCGCACCTTGGGTTTGAAGCTGCAGCAGATCTACAGCGCGGCCAACCGCATGGGCCTGGTGAAGTCGACCGAGTTCCTGTCCAGCGAGGCCAGCGGTCGCTTGGCCAAGGGCCATGACAGGGGCGTGGCCACCCGGTTCAAGAAGGACATGGGCCCATGGAACACCGGCTGCAAGAGCGTCCGATTAAGCCAGGCCACCGAGTTCAAGCCGGGCCAGCGCCCGGCCAACCACCAGGAGGTCGGCGCCATCCGCATCAACAGCGATGGCGATATGCAGATCAAGCTGGGTGAGGGCATGTACCAGTGGGTCTCCATGCGCCGTTACGTTTGGGAGATGGCCTATGGGCCCATCCCTGAGCGCATGTGCATCGTGGTGCTGGACGGCGACCCCTGCAACGTCCTGCTGAGCAACCTGCGCTGTGTCAGCCGCGCAGAAAACGTGCGCATCAACCTGTTGCGCAAGTACCCCAAAGAGCTGCGCAACCTGATGGCCCTGGGCGGCAAGTTGCGCAACCAGATTTCAAAAAGTAAGGAGGAAAGTCATGCCTGAGACACAAACTTCCCACATCGACCAGGTGCGCGCCGTGATGCTGGAGCAGCTGCGCGCGCTGCGCAGCGCCACAGGTGGTGAGGCCCTGCAGGAGGAACTCAAGCGCAGCAAGGGCATCAGTGAACTGTCGTAAACCATCATCAACAGCGCCCGGGTGGAGGTGGATTACCTGGCCGTGCTGCAAGGCGATGGCGCAGTGCCGTTTCTGGCCGCTCCGGACGATGCCGCACCGGCGCCAAAGGCTGGCGATGCGCAGCTGGGCGGACCCTGGCAAACGTCGGTTGTTCACAAGCTCAAGGGGTAGGCCATGAAGATCTATTTGGCTGGGCCCATGACTGGGCTCCCTGACTTCAACTACCCGGCATTTCACGCCATGGCAGCCCACCTGCGCGCTGCTGGCTACGAGGTTTTTAGCCCCGCCGAGAACCCGTTTCCGCCCTGCGGCACCTGGGGCGGCTATATGCGCATGGCGCTGGCCCAGCTGGTGCAGTGCGAGTGCATTGCGTTGCTGCCGGGCTGGACGGAGTCCAAAGGCGCGCTCATCGAGCGCAAGCTGGCCCAGGTGCTGGGCATGAAGGTGATGCTGGCAGACCAGATCCATGGATTGGCAACGGACGCGGCAATGCCCGCACAGATTGGGAACACGTTATGACAGGCACAGCCTTGAAACCCTACAAAGTGACCTTGCACCGCCGTGGCGGCCGGGCCTCCGGTCGCATCGATGTGCAGGCCTGCAGCGCACAGCACGCCGAGCGCGTGGCCGTGGCCCAGGTCATCGCCGTGAGCTACCCCGACAGCAAGCCCAGCAACTGGATCGTGACGAATGTGGAGGCGCGGGCATCATGAGCACCCTCGAAGAATTCCTGGAGAACCAGGCCGCCGAACTTCAAGCGCTGCAGGATGAACGGCTCAAGGTGCAGCCCCGCACTGTGAATCTGTGGTCTACCCCCAACTACAAACCCGATGCCTACCCGCCGGCACGTCCTGGTGCTGATGACCATTTGCACATCCAAAGCTGGGGCTACCGGACATGAGCGAAAACACAAAAATAGAATGGGCTACGCATACCTTCAATCCTTGGGAAGGATGCCAGAAGGTAGGCCCAGGCTGTGACCACTGCTATGCCGAGAGCCGCAATGCGCGCTTTGCACGTGGAACGGCCATCAACTGGGGACCTGGCGCACCGCGCCGCCGCACCAGCCAGGCCAACTGGGCAAAACCGCGGGCTTGGAATGCCAACCATGAGGCCTTCTTTGCAGAGCACGGCCACCGCCAGCGGGTGTTCTGCGCCAGCTTGGCAGACGTGTTTGACAACCAGGTACCAGACCAATGGCGCCACGACCTATGGGAGCTTATTTGGGCTACGCCAAACCTTGATTGGCTCCTCCTGACCAAGCGCATCGGAAACGTGAACGCCATGCTCCCAGAGGAATGGGGCAACGGGATGATTGATCACTGGCCACATGTCTGGATCGGCGCCACCATCGTCAACCAGGAAGAGGCAGACCGCGACATTCCCAATCTACTTGCGGTACCTGCAGCGAAGCGCTTTCTGAGCATCGAGCCGCTGCTGGGATCGGTGGCTCTGCCAAAATTCTGCGCCTGCGGCTGCATGATGCCTATCAAGCAAGCGATCCGCGAAGCTGTAAACGGCCCCAGCGCGCTTAACGAGGATCAGGCAGATGCTGCGATTAAGAAGACTCTTGGTGTTGATTGGGTAATAGTCGGCGGCGAGTCCGGCCCCGGTGCGCGCCCAATGCACCCGGACTGGGCGCGCAGTCTGCGTGATCAGTGCGAAGCTGCTGGCGTGCCGTTCCTGTTCAAGCAATGGGGAGAATGGCTGCCTGGTCAGAACGATATGCACGTCATTGGCCACAAGGTTGCCCACCACCAAGATGGAAGCTGGGGTCGGACAAAGACAATGCCGACACCCCAAAACTACGTCTCGTGGGACGTATCCGGATGCATGCATTTTGGCAACTTGATAAACAAGCCCTTGAGTTTTCGAGCCGAAGCATGGGCTGAGCGTGTCGGCAAGAAAGCAGCCGGCCGTTTGCTGGACAGCCGCACATGGGATGGATTTCCATCATGAGCGAAATCGCTATGAGTGTCTGGCAGGCATTGTCCCGGGTCTACCACTTCCACCATTTCGAGTGCCAGACATGCATCGCCGCCGGCGGTGGCTACGGCCAGCGCTGCAGCATTGGTGCTCCCTTGTGGTCCGCTTACCAGGAGTGCCGCTCATGAACACACCCACAACCCAAGCCAAGCGCACCAAGACCGCCCTGGTGCTCGCTAGACGCTTGGAGCTGGCTGCCAATGCCATGGGCAAATTCATCCATGCCTGCGTTGACGATGGCGACCGCCACCCCTATGCAGATGACCAGCGAGTGACCATGCAGAAGGCCATGTTGGAGTATTCCGGCTGGCTGGAATCAGTCCATCAACACCGCTGTGGCGCCTTGCACCACATCGACAGCTAGCCCCGTGATCGCTGCACTGGCAGCAACAAAAACAACAGCATGGCAACATATATACAAAAAGGGGACAGCCCCCTGAAGGCGGCCGCGGCGGATCTTAACAAGCGGGTTGTTTGCGAAGACTTGGCGGCGCACTTTGGCTGGCCCCGGGATGGCACCAAAGGCAACTTCGAGAACCCAAACCATGCGGGGAGACCCAAGACACTGGCCTGCTATGCCGACACCGGCAAGGGCAGCAAGTGGAAGGACTTTCGCACTGAGCAGCACGGCGGGCCCATTGACCTGTACATATTGCACAGCGGCGCGGACTTTGCCACGGCGGTGAAAGACTTGGCCAAGATGTACGGCATCGCTATTGCACCGCAGGGCCAGCCGGCCGTTCCGGTACCCAAGACTACAGCTGAATTCATTGCCGACAACTGCCTACGGGACGCCCGAGGCCCGCGTGGACAGGAGGTGGTGGACTACCTGGTGCGGCGCGGCATTCAGCCGGGCGCGGTGGACGCGGCCCTGAAGCGTGGCACCCTGGGCTTGAACCTCTGGAGCAGCTCCAAGGTGGAGCGTGGACAGGTGAACTGGGGCGGCCCGGCCGCGGCGTTCATCGTGCGCGACCGCCTGACCACTGGTGTAGTGGCCGTGGACATGCGCTACTTCGATGCGCAGGACAACGGCGGTGTGAAGACCCAGAGCCAGGGTGAAAAGGCCCGGTACCCGTGGGTCAGCGACTGGCGCCGGGTGGAGTCCGCAAAGACGGTGTATGTGGTGGAGAGCAGCATCAATGTGCTGAGCATCGAGAGTTGCTTTTTGCCGGGTTGCGCTGCCATCAGCTTGCGCGGCACCGGTAATGTGGAGACCATTGACTGGACCTTTCTCAAGGGCAAGCAGGTGATCGGCGTCCTGGACAACGATCTGCCGTTCGAGACCGGTCCCCACACCGGCTACTGTGCGGGCCTCAAAGCCTTCTGGCGTTTGCACGAGATCCTGACCGGTATGGACATCAGCTGCCTGATGGTGGACCAGGGCGACTGGGAAGACGCGGATGGCAACCCGGTGAACGACGTGAACGACCTGCTGCTGCTGCGCGGCGCCGATGACACGGCCAAGGCCCTCAAGAAGCTGCAGGACTGGATGATCCCGGGCATGGTGGGCAATGACAACCGCCTGGGCAAGCCCCGGCTGTACCTGCCGGCGCATGACTACATGGTGTATTGGAAGTTCCGGGTGCAAAGCGACTTCACGAAGGTCATCGGCAAGACTACCAAGGATGATGACGGCAACGAGAAGCACGAATTTGGCGACGTCTGCGGCTTTCGGGTGGCGGCGGTGAGTCGGGTGAAGATCGCCAGCGACGAAAGCACAATGACGGGCAACGCCGACAACGCGCCCACCACCATGTTTGCCCTGAGTGTGCAGACCGCACGCCACGGCCCCGAGCTGCAGCGGGTGGTGGTGGAAGACGAGCGCCTGCACAACATCGAGGTCTGGAAGAAGCTGGGCCCGGTGTATGCGCCCACGCCTTTCAGCCGGATGGTCAACGTCTGGGAGCGGGCCGCCTCGATCGGCGCGCGCGACGCCATCAACTTTGTGGGCCTGGCCTGGCGGGACGGCCGCTTGGCGCTCAATGAGGGAACGGATTGCTTTTTCACCGAGCCGACCGAGCAGTGCCCGTACTACAACCTGACATTCCCCAGCGGCACCGCCAGGGATGGCCAGGAGGTGCTCAGCCAGTTCCAGGGCACCTTTGGCGACAACGAGGCCGCCATTCCCTTGGTTTGGGCCCTGGGCGCCCACCTCAAGGCCTTCCTGGGCTACTGGCCGCACTTTGTGATCCAGGCGGAGAAGGGCGCTGGCAAGAGCGCGGTGGTCAAGGCGATCGGCACGGCCGTGGCCATGAAGCAATTCAGCCGCCAGACCCTGCAGTCTGAGTACCGGATCATCGGATCCGTGAGCTACACCAGCCAGCCCGTGGCATGGGGCGAGTTCTCCACCAACAAGCAGGAGCTGCGCACCAAGGCCGTGGGCACCCTGCAGGAGAGCTACCAATACGAGTCCACCAGTCGCGGCGCGGGCCTCAAGCGCAAGTTCCTGATGTCGGCCCCTGTGCTCCTGAGCGGCGAGGACGTGCCGGTCGACGGACTGGAGGGAAAGATCATCCGCACCACGCTCACCAAGAGCAAACGCGGCCCAATGATCACGCCGGACTGCCCCATGTTCCCCATGCGGCAGTGGATCCAGTTCCTGGCCATGCTGGAGAAGCGCCGCGTGCTGGATCTGCATGAGAAGCTGGTGGCCGAGCTGCAGGCCGGCAGCCTAGCCAAGGCCGACGACGCCGGCGCCGAGCGCATGGTGAACAACTATGCCGGCGTGGCGCTGACCTGGCACCTGCTGTGCGACTTCCTGGACATGCACCTGGACACGGGAAACTTCCCCACCAACCTCACGGCCCAGATGAACCTGCACATTGCAGACACCAAGGCCACCCGCCACCCCTGGGTCTGGATCATTGAGAAGCTGCTCAGCGAGATTGCCCGCGGCGAGTTCCGCTACCCCTACAAGTTCGACGTGGAGGACGAGATTGAGGTCCTGTGCATCCGCACCGGCCACATCATGGACCACATGAGCCAGAGCAACGGCCTGCGCGCGTTCTGGGACGAGCTGCCCATCAAAAGTGACCGGGCGCTCAAGAAGCAGCTGCAACTGGCCGGCGTGCTGTTCATGGATGGGGACGAGCCGCAGGTGTTTGAGCGTTCGGTCCACCAGAAGCGTGTCGGCCACATGGTGGGCCTGAGCCTGCCCATGCTGATCCAGTACGGGCTGCATGCGGTTGTCCCAATGGAGCAGCACCCATGATGAAGGGCTTCGATTGCAGCCTGCAGGAGCGCGCAGGCAATGGTGCTGGCATGGCTGCCTTGCCTAACAGGCGATCGCGCAACGGGGCGCGATCTGGTGCGTCAAGTTGCGGAGCAACCAGCTTGGGTTTTGGCTGCGTCCGCGCCAGGCCTTTAGCTCACCCCCCGCACCCCCCCACGAAGGAAAACCGGCCCCACCGGGGTCAAGCCGAGCAGATCGGGGGGCGCGCCATAGCTTTTGCCAATGCCGGAGGTCAGGCATTTTTTAAAAACCCGTGGATGGACCCCTTTGTAACCTTGTTACCCCGCGTGGCACTAAGCGAAACCCATCCACGTACAAATTTAGAAATCCCCGTGTTGTGCCAATTTATCCACGGTTTGTGTCATTTGTTCCACGGGTCGTTTTTTTGGCTTTCTGCTGCTTTGACCCCTATCTCTCTCTCTTTCTCCAATGAAGAGAGAGAGGAGAGAGGGGGTGAGCACAGAGAAAGCCCAATCCACGGGTTTTTTGACTGCTTAAAAAACAAGCCACGGGTTTGGTCCCCGATCCACGCGTTTTCGGGGGATCAAAAAACAGGCAAAACCCAATACTGGCGCGGGTTTGCGGGCGTTTTGCCCCAAATCCACGCATCCACGGGTCGAAATGCCCATACCCTCCTGGAGACGGTTCGCAATGACTGAGAAAACCGATGTTGATGACCAGCAGATTGATGCCTGGTTGAGTTATCTGGCCGTCAGCCGCGGCCGCACGGCGCGCACGGTGGAGGCCTACCGATCTGCGCTGATGCGGCTCAAGGAGTTCCTGGCAGGCAAGCCCCTGGCAGATGCCGATGCTGGCGAACTGGAGATGTTCTGCGGTCTGTGGTTGCACAAGAAGGGCGTGGTGGCCCGCAGCCGCAAGCCCTATATCTCAGCAGTCCGGGGCTTCTATGCCTGGTTGAAATCAAGCGGCGCCATCAAGGGCAATGCATCGCTGGACCTGGTGCACCCCATGTCAGGGTCCCCACTGCCGCGGGCCATGTCACTGGCCAATGCCGAGAAGCTGATGTGGTCGCCTGACATGGGCACCTTCATTGGGATCCGGGATGCGGCCATCATGTCGCTGCTGATTGGCTGTGGCATCCGTGTTTCCGGCCTGACCAAGTTGAACGAGAGCAGCCTGCAGACGGTCGAAGTCTCTGGCCAAGTGCGGTTGACCGTGCGCGTGGTGGAGAAGGGAAACAGGGAGCGCATCATGCCCGTGCCGCGTGAGGCTGAGGCCTTGCTGCGCGTGTACCTTGGGCACGAGGAGCTGGCCAGTATCGATCGCGCCTTCAAGAGCAAGGGCGGACAGGAGGACAAGGTGCTGTTTGTGTCGGTGCGATCCACCATGCTGGCAGCCCACGAGCACATTGGAGAGAACCGCCGGCTGTGCCGCCGTGCTATCTGGGACATCGTGCGTCGTCATGGCAAGAACGTTGGCATTCCCGAGAGCCAGCTGCACCCCCATGCCATGCGCCACCTGTTCGGTACCGAGCTCCAGGAAGAGGACACGCCCACGCTGGCGATGCAGGAGCTGATGGGTCACCAGGACCCCAAGAGCACCTCGATCTACGTCCACCTGGCCATGCGGAAGAAGATGGCCACGGTCGACCGTGCTGCACCACTGTCCAAGATGAAGACGCCTGTGAGCGAGCTGCTCAAGCGCCTGCCCCGCTAACTCCCCAATTCCCCGCCGATTATTTGCGCTGCCTTCCAAGGCTTCCCCACATGCCCGACCACACAACACAATCTCACAATGCCAATGAGGGGTGTAACCCCCTGACCCATCCCCCGAGGGAGAGAGCAGGAAATGCACCGCCTTCCAAACCAGGCCTTAGAACGGGCAAACTCGTTTCAGGGGTGCTGCGTGCTCTACAGGAAAGCGCAGTGGTGGAGAGCCTGCCCATAGCTACGCAGGGGGTGATCCATGGATGAACTGCGCAGTGCCGGAGCTGCTGGGACCAGGCTGCAGCTCGATCTGTTCGGTCCTGCACCCGGGGTGGGGGCTCGGCAGGGCGAAGAGGCGGCCCAGCCGGGGGGGGGTGGGTACCTGGATGGATGCACCCCGTCAGAAGTTGGCCAACGGGGCTTGAAAAAAATCGCGAAAAATTTTTCGCAAAATCCGGCTTTGGACCCGCGCGAGGCGGCGCTGCTGGACGAGCTCGACGCCATGGGGCTTTCGCGGGTGATGTTGCAGATCGCACACACCATCGGTTTTGACAACTTCATGGCCATGTGGCGGATCCTGGACACCAGCTATGAGGCCATTGCCGAAAACGACTCGGGCATTTACATCCGCCTGCAGCGGCTCAGTGCATACCGCCGGTACCAGCGCAACCGATTCATTGAGGCTATGGCGGCCATGGGCATGTCCCAGCAGGAAATATCCCAATCCGTCAAGCGCGACCTTGGTGAGAAAGTAAGCGATCGTCACATATTCCGTTTGATGGCCGTTGGCCGGGTTAAGGTTCGCCCATGAAGCGAGCAATCATCTATGCACGTGTCAGCACACAGCGCCAAGCAGACGACGGCGTCTCCATGGCCAGCCAGGTAGAGCAGTGCCGGATCAAGGCCGCATCACTGGGCGCGGAGGTCGTTGAGGTGTATCGCGACGAAGGCGTGAGCGGGCGCACCGACAAGCGTCCCGGCTTTCAGGCGGCGCTCGCCTACTGTGCGGCCAACCGTGTGAGCTACTTCATCAGCTGGAGCACGTCGCGATTTGGCCGCAACTTGGAAGATGCACTGAAGAATGCCAATCAGCTGCGCGAGTGGGGAACCAAAGCTGCCTATGTGCACCAGGATATCGATCTTGAGACTGACGCCGGCTGGATGCTGGGCGTCATGACGGGAATGATGGACGAGGTTTACTCACGCAACGTCGCGCGAGATACCTTGCGCTCAATGATCACCGCCTCCAGGGATGGCTTTTTTGTCGGCGGCCGGGCGCCTTTCGGCTATCAGATAGAGCGGATCGGGAAGCGCTCCCGGCTGGTGCCACACGAAGACCATGCACCGATCGTACGCAACATGTTCGCACTCGCTCTGAATGAGGGCCTGGGCGCCCAGTCCATCGCGTTACAGATGAATGCGGAGGGGTTGCTGCGCGCCGGCAAGACTTGGGGCAAAACCTCCGTCGCACTCATTCTGAAAAACCGCAGCTATATGGGGCAGCGTTATTTCAACCAGACCCACCGTAAGAGCCGCAGCATGAAACCCCAAGAGGACGTGGTGGAAGTTGCCAGCCATCCGGCATTGATCAGCAAAGAAGATTTTGAAAAGGTGCAAATCATGATTAAAGACAGAACCCCCCATGAAACCGGCGGAACGTCCAAGAGCGGCTTTGCCTTTACCGGCTTGCTGCGCTGTGGAATTTGCAGCGAAACGCTGCAAATTTCCAACGGTACGGGCCGTAAAGGTCAGTCCTACAGCTACTACTCATGCCTGGCCCACAAGAAAGGTATGCCGCGCTGCATGCTCAAGAACGTGCCTGCGGCTGAATTCGATCACTGGATGGTGGACGAGCTGTTGGCCAAAGTGTTGACTAGGAGCGTGGTGGAGAAGGTGATCGGAGAAATCAAGACCAACAGCGGGCGCTGGGCTGAGGACCGTGAGCTGAGGCGCAAGGCCCTGGTTAAGGAGCTGCGTGAGGCCGAGCGCAAGCGCGAAGCAATTTTTGAAACCATTGAGAACTTTGGCAAGGCATCGCCCAATATGCCGGACCTCATGAATCGCATGTCCACATTGCGGGAAACGGTAGAAAACGTGCAGTACGCCCTGCGGGAGCTTGAGTTGCGCCCTGCGCCGGACTACAACACGGTCAGTCTCGACCCGGATGTGGCCGTGGAAACCATTGAAGCGGTGATCAAGGCCTGCCCTGATCCCAAGCAGCTGCGGATGCTACTTTCAACTTTTGTGGAAAAAATTATTGTGTCGAACACCAGCGTCGTGGTGCACTACCGAGAAGATGCTCTTCTACGTTGCCCCCAGCCCACGGTTCATAGTGGAATTGGGTGGCTCCTCGACCTGGGCTCGAACCAGGGACCTACGGATTAACAGTCCGGCGCTCTACCAACTGAGCTATCGAGGAATATTGCAATATATGCAGCCTCGAATTATAGCGTAACTATTTAGGGCTTTTGGTCGGACCCAGAAGAATCTACCCCGAGCAATGTGTGCAAGCGGGTGCTGGTGGTGGTGTATTGCAGCAGTACCTTTTTTTGTGGGAACACGATCGCTGCAGCGCCGAAGGCCGCTAACACTGTTTCGTGGAAACCGCACAGGATCAACTTCTTCTTGCCGGGATAGGTGTTGATGTCACCCACGGCAAAGATGGCAGGCACATCGGTGGCGAAGCTTTCGGTGTTGACCTTGAGCTGACGACGCTC